ATCCCGGCCCGGCGCAGCTAAGGCGACGCCCGACGTTGCGACGCGGAGCAAAGGCGCGGCCACCCAAGGCGTCGCGAAGCAGAGGCGAGGTCTTGCCACGCGACGCAAAGGCGAAGTTCAGCGACGCTCAGCAAAGGCAAGGCGAAGCAGCGCGACGCGGCGCCGATCAAAGGCGATGCAGTGCCATGCTTAGTAGAGACAACCAGACCAGCGGCGGCGGGTAACACCGCCGCCGAAGTCTGGCCGACGATGACGAATGAAAGCGACTGAACAGAAACAACCGGAGCAACCGCCGGCGCGAGTGCCCTACACTCACGCCCGCCAGTCGCTCGCCTCCCATCTGTCGGCCATCCTTCGCGCCCCGTCGCGCTTGACCGTCTCGCAGTGGGCGGAGCGCAACCGCTACCTGAGCCGCGGCATCTACTCGACGCGCTACTCGAATGCGACGTGCCCGTGGCAACGCGAGCCGATGGACTGCGCCAACGATCCCGAAGTCCAAAGCGTGGTGCTCATGTGGGCGAGCCAGTTGACCGGCAAGACCACCGTCGGCGAGAACGTGGTCGGCTATCACATTGCGGAGCAGCCGAGCAACATTTTGTATGTGCTCGACGCGAAGGACCGGGCCGAGGCGTGGAGCAAGACGCGGCTCGACCGGATGCTGGCCGCGGCGCCGTGCTTCCGCGGCCTCATTCGTTCACGCCGCTCGCGCGACTCGGGCAACACCATCTTCGCCAAGACGTTCCCCGGGGGCGATATTCAGATCGTCGGCGCGAACGCGCCCGGCGGGCTGGCCATGCTTGACCGCGGGGTGTTGATCCTGGACGAGATTGACCGCTACCCGGCCAGCGCCGGCAAGGAAGGCGATCCGCTCCTGATTGCGGAGAAGAGGACGGCGAGCTTCCCCGACGCCGTGATCTTCAAGTATTCGTCGCCGACGATCAAAGGCTTCTCACGGATCGAAGGCGAATACGTCCAGACGGACCAACGCCAATGGTTTTGCCCGTGCCCGAAGTGCCGGACGTTCCAAACGTTCAAGTGGGCGCAGGTCAAGTGGGGCAAGACGCGATTGGAAGCTGCCGGCCAGCCGGCCAGCCCCGACACTCCCGGCGATGGCTCGGATGCGATTTACGAATGCGAGAATTGCCACGCGCATCTGACCGACCCGGAGCGCCGTGAAATGGCCAGGCTCGGTGAGTGGCGCGCGACGGCGCCCTTCCACGGCCGGCGCGGCTACCATCTGAGCGGCATTTGCACCACGTTCCGGTGCCATCGCGGCTACCGGAGCCGGCTGCATGAGATGGTTGCCGACTTCCTGGCCGCGACGAAGGGCGGACCCAACGCACTCCAGACCTGGGTCAACACGTTCCTGGCCGAGACATTCGAGGAAAAGGGCGAAGTCTTCGATCACCAGGCGTTGCTTGACCGCGCCGAACCTTACACGCCCGAGACGCTGCCGGCCGAGGTGATCCTGCTGGTCAGCGGGACGGACGTTCAGAAGGACCGCATCGAGACGGAGATCATCGGCGTCGGCGTGGACGACGAGACGTGGGGCATCGAGGCGCTGCAAATCTTCGGCGACACGGAACAAGACGACGTGTGGCAGGACTGGGCGAACACACTCGCCAAACACTACCGCCGGGCCGACGGTGTGGCGCTGGACATCACGGCGCACGGCGTGGACATGCGCTTCAACCGGCATCAGGTCCGGAAGTGGGTGAAGCAATCCGGCCAGCCGCGGCTGTATCCGATGTTCGGCACCGGCGCGGCGCAGCATTCTTTCGTGGTCAGCAAGCTCGACAAGCGATATCGGTTGCGGACGCATACCGTGAACACATTCGAGGCGAAGCGGCGGATCTATGCCCGGCTCCAGATACCCGACGCCGGCCCGCGCTACCTCCATTTCCCGAAAGGTCACGGCTACAACGAAGAGTATTTCAAGCAACTTTGCAGCAATTACCTCAAGACGCATTACGTCAAAGGTTTCCCGATCTTGGGCTATGAGAAGGCACCGAGCTCGCGCGACGAATCCTTGGACCGGCGCGTGTATGCACTGGCGGCGCTTCACATCCTGAATCCGAATCTGACGGCCATTGCACGGTCGCTGGCGCCGGTGGCCGGGGCAGGGGAAGCGACGAAGCGCGATTACGTGTTGAAGCCGGCCGCAGAGAAGGCCGCAGTGAAATCAGAAACGAAACCCGTGCGCCGCTTCATGCGGCTGCCAGGCGCGAACCGATGGAGTTGAATCGATGAAGACCAAAGCCAAACCGATCCCCGTTGTCCGCTACACCGACGAAATCGAAGCGCAAGCACTAAGCGCGGCAGTTGATTTGTTTCTGGGTCCGCGGGCTAGGCTGTTTGCTGGAATTGCGCGAAAAAGCCAACGAAATCAATCACCGGAAAAACTCAACGGACTGGCGCGCGTTCGCGGTCGAAGCCGTGGGCCTGCTCCGCGAGGCTGGGAAAGTGTTCTACGTGAAGGACGATCTGCGCGTGTTCCTGCCGGCTGGATTCCTGACTCCAGCCGAGAGTGATTGCGAAACGGTATTCCTGCCGGATCGTCCAGGCTCGGACCTGTTCGCGTAGCCGTCCTCCCATCCCCATCAGCGCCCCGGCCAGCAACCGGGGCTTTTTCATTTCCACCCCCACCAATCCACCTACCCCCGGCCAATCAAAGCGCGCCACCGGGCCGCCCAGGGGCCTTCTCTTGACACCCCGGCATTGGTGCAATGCCAGACTGGCCATATCTTGCGAGCGAACCGAATGACGTTCCCGCCCCGATCCTCTATCAAGAGCCGCTGGAACTGACCGCCGGCGACACCCTCCATTTCTTCAAGACGCTCGGCGACTACAAGCCCAGCGACGGCTGGGCCCTGCTCTACTCGCTGCGCGGCGTGCCGGCGTCCGCCGCCAACTGGACTTCCACCACCAGCGGCGACAGTCACGAAGTCACCGTCACGGCCGCCGCAACCAGCATCTACCTGCCGGGCATCTACACGATCCACGGTTACGCCGTCAAAGCGTCAACCGGCGAGCGCCACCGCATCTACCGCGGCACGTTGACCGTCATGCCGGACCTCCAGGCGGCTGGCGGCGATGAGGACTTCCGCACCGCGGCCCGGATCGCCTTCGACAACATCTGGTTGACGATCCAAGGCCGCGCCACGGACGACATTCTCGACTCCTCCATTGCCGGGACCACCATCCGCCGCCTCAGTGCCCAGGAACTGTGGATGCACCACGACCGGCTGCGTATCATTGTGGACGCCGAGGACGGCCAGGCCCGCGCCGCCCAGGGGCGTGATACCGGCCGCGCCGTGTATGCCCGCTTCCGCCGCCCCCTATGAGCACTTACCTCGGTAAAGATTTTCCGAAACCGTCACTCGCACTGGTGCGCAGTGCTGATTTCGGGAACGTCACGCTCCTTCCGCGCGCATACGATTTTCGCAGTTCAGAAATTCCCGTCACAACAACCAGGAGGATCGTCCGGCCCGGCGGGGCGCGCATGTATGAGGGCGCCCAGTCCAGCCGACTGACGGCAGATCTCACCGTCAGCATCACAAGCGCGAACGCCGAGATTTTCGTCAGCGCCATTGCGCTCCGTTCCCGGCTGCGGAAGCTGGAGCGTGATGACGACTACTTCCGGCAGATGCTCTGGCTCCTGGAAAACAACGTGATCGGCGAGGGCGGAATCCGGTTGCGGATGAAGGCGCGCGACGATGACGGCAAGCTCGACCGGCAGGCCAACGCTTTGATCGAAGCCGCTTGGGAAGACTACCTTTCCGAGCCGAATTGCGCTGTGACTCGGAACCGCTCGGGCGTCGAGTTGCAACGGCTCGCCATGCGCGCCCTCGCGCGCGACGGCGTGATCCTGTTCCGGCGGCACCGCGGCTTCGACAACCCCTACGGCTACGCCGTCGAAGTGATCGAAGCAGACCGCCTTGACCATTGGTGGAACCGGCCCGCCGTCAGCACGGCCAACGAAATCCAGTTCGGCGTCGAGATGGACCGCTTCGCGGCGCCGCTGGCCTACTGGATTCTGACCCGGCATCCCGGCGATATTTTCGCATGGCGCGGCGGCCCGAAATACCGCGAGCGCATCCCCGCCGACGAAATCATTCCGCTGTGGGTGATCGAGCGCGCCGGGCAGAACATCGGGACACCGCTCTGGCCGTCCATCGTCACCCGGCTGAACCAGCTCCACCGCTACGAGCAGGCCGAGGAAACCGCCGCCACGCTCGGGGCGATGCGCATGGGCGTGATCGAGAAGGAACACCCGACGGACTACGCCGGCCCCGTGTCCGAGTCCGGCCAGGCGCAGAAGGACATGGAGCCGGGCTTGATCTACGACGCCCTCCAGCCCGGCGAGACTTACAAGGACGTGCCGGTGTCCCACCCATCCGACGTATTCGCGCCGTTCCTGAAGCAGGGTCTGCGCGGCGCTGCCGCGGGCGCGCACCTGCCCTACGCTTCCGTAGCAAGCGACCTCTCCGAGATCAACTACTCCAGTTTCAAAGCGGGCATGAACGAGGCGCGCGACGGTTTCAAATACCTCCAGCGGCTCGTCATGCAAAAGCTCATGCGGCCGTGGTTTCGGGATTGGCTTTTCTACGCGATGCTGAAGGGCAAAATCCCGTTGCCGATGACGAAGTTCGAGAAGTTCGTCACCGCCGACCGATGGAAGCCGCGCCGTTGGGCTGGCCTGGAGCCGTTGAAAGAAACTCAGTCAGCGGTGCTGGCGATTCAGAACGGGCTGGACTCGCGCCGGAACATCATCGAGGAAGACTTCGACCGCGACATCGAAGACGTGTTCGACGAGCAGGAACACGACGCGGAACTGGCGAAGGAACACGGCTTGATCTTCGCCGCGC